AATAGATGAATTAACCGGGGCTGCTCTTGAAAAGGAATATAATAAATACTTAAATCGGATGAATAGTATTTTACCCTATCAATGGGGAATGTATGTAACAAATACTGCTATGTTAAATCTGTTTATGCTGGGCGAATGTGCCGGACAATGGTTTTATTCAGATACTGATAGTTGTTATGGAACTAACTGGGACTGGGATAAAGTTGATAAATATAACCAGGATGCATTACAAAAATTACGTGATAATGGATATGATCTGATAACAATTAATGGTGAAGTATTTCAATTAGGTAAAGCTGAAATTGATTATAAGGGTGGTTATTCTGAATTTATAACAATGGGTTCAAAACGCTATGCTTGTAGAAAAGCTGATACTAATGAAATAAAAATAACTGTTGCAGGTGTACCAAAAAAGACTGGCTCAAAATGTTTACATGATGATTTAAGAAACTTTAAGAAAGGAATGGTGTTTGATGGGCTAACAACAGGAAAAAAGACACACACATTTATCTATAATGAAATGCATATAGATGAATGGGGAAATGAAGTAGCCGATAGCATTGATTTATCGCCTTGCGATTATAAACTTGATGCTATTGAAAGCTATGATTGGATTTTTGATGATATTATTGGTAGTTTTGAGGTTGAATGTTTGGATGATGGGGTGATAATATGACAAGAGAAGATGCAATAACAGTATTAAACATGGTAGAAGCACACGGAAGTATTGTAATACAAGCAAAAGAAATGGCTATCAAAGCATTAGAACAAGAGGATGTTCTTGACAAGATAAGAGCCGAGATAATGAGCCTTGACTATATAGACGAGGATAAGTATGAGGGTATAAGTATGAGTCCTATGATTGACCGTGATGATGTGATAGAGATTATCGACAAATACAGGGTGGAAAGTGAGGATAAACTACATGAGTAAATATTACGACTTTGCAGATGATTTAAAAGCATATCCGGATGCCTGGTGTTATCTCATATACTCCGGTCGTAATACCGGTAAGACATATAGTGCTTTAAAATGTATGTATGTTAATAAATATCGGTTTGGTTTTGTAAAGCGTACAAATGAAGATGTTGATATACTTTGTAAGACTGATAAAACAGTTGGTGAAGGTAAAATAAACTTATCACCCTGGCAAGCAATACAAAGGAATAATCCATCTATTAACATCATTACCACTAAAGTTATGAAGGGTATCGGGGCATTTCACCATAGGAATGAAGAAGATAAAGCAATAGGTGAAGCTATTGGGTATGTGTTTAGCCTTAATGCAATATCCGATATTAAGGGATTTAACTATGATGCGGATTTTTTAATATTTGATGAGTTTATACCGAAGCCATGGGAACGTGTTAACCGTAAAGAAGGTGATCAATTACTGGACTTATACAAGACTCTTGATAGAGATAGAATACATAGAGGATTAAAACCAACAAAACTTGTGTGTCTTGCGAATGCAACTGAAATTAATAATCCGGTGTTTTCTATCCTTGAAGTAGTTGATGATATTGCAATATTAGATCGCCAGGATTCATTTGTATATTATGATAAAGGTATATTAATTAGAAAAGTAAATGAGGCCGGTTTTCATGATGAAGAATTAAAACATCCTATGTTTGAAAAATTAAAGAATACTCAATGGGGACAGATGGCGCTGGACGGTTCTTTTGCATATAATGATTTTTCACTTGTCAGGGATATAAACATTAAAGGGGCGCAGCCATATTGCAGTATTATTTATAAGCGTAAGCAATACTATATTTATATTAAAAATGGCAAGTACCTGGCAACAACTAGTGCCTGGAATAAAGATAATAAACCGGTATATGATCTTGATAAAGAATCAGAAGCTGCCCGGTATTGGAATGAAGTAGGTTTTGATTTACGGTATGAAGCAGTTGAAGGTAATATGTTTTTTAAGACATATACACTCTATGATATTATTTTTAATTTCCGTAAAATTTTTAGGTTGACATAGTACTAATAATATAGTACTATACTATTGAAAGGGGGATTATATATGGCAGCTATACAATATCATTTTTACTTGAATGATGATAAAATTAGTGATAATTTTATTATAGAAAAACTTAACCAGGAAAGGAATGTGTCAGGACTCATTAAGGGATTGTTATTTTCATTTTATAAGGACAATGAGCCTTATGCAAGGGAAAAAGAAAATGCTATGAACACGAAAGAGAGGTAATTATTATGGCATTATCACAGAAAAAAGCAAATGACAGAAAAGCACACATGATGGTTGTTAAACGTGCATATAAGTTTGACAACAACAATATTTCATTTGATCTTGAAATTGATGGATGGATCACAATTTATAATATGCTGCTGGTGGCAACATATTCAGAAAAAGATAAGTCAAAGAAGGATAAATCAAAATGTACACCTGAAGCATATTTTGTATCATTTCCTTCACATAAAGACGATAAGGGAAATTATTATAATTATGCATACTTCAAAATTATACCGGATGAACAGGATGTAATTGAAGAACAGATTGAACATTTACTTGACGAAGCTGAGGAGAAATAATATTATATAAGTATCCAGGCGCACCACCTTAATTATGGTTGAGTTCCTTTCACACACATGCAGACACACAGTATTGATTTACTGTGTGTTTTGCTTTATATTAATATTGAGGTGATATTTATGAATTATAACTATATAATAATATGTTTAATTATGATAGGGTTTGACATTGTAACTGGCTGGATGAAAGCAATTTATCACGGTGATTTTAAATCTAGTGCTATGCGCCACGGTTTACTTGCAAAAGTAGCTGAAATGCTCATATTATTTTTGATGTATATATTTGAATATATGCTGCCAAAAATTAATATTGATTTAGGTTTGCCTGTGGTAGCTATTGTAGGCACATATATAGTTATAATGGAATTATCCAGCGTAATTGAAAATATTGGTGCTATTAATCCGCAATTATCAACAAAACTATCAACTATTTTTGCGGACTTTATTAAAAATGAAAAGGGGGAAGATAAAGAATGAAAGTTTTTGTTAGTGCGGGCCACGGTGGAATAGACCCCGGGGCAGTTGGTAACGGATTACTTGAAAAAGACTGCAATTTATATATTGCGCTGGGGTTCGGAAAAGTATTAGAGGATGTAGGAATTGACGTTATATATTCTAGGGTTAAAGACGAATATGACCCTGTTACCCAGGAAGTTATGGAAGCAAATAGGTGCAACGCTGATTATGCAATTAGCTTTCATAATAATGCTGGCGGTGGTATTGGTTCAGAAACTTACATATTTCCCGGTGATAAGACTAGTGAAAACATTGCAAAGGCATTTGAAGATGTAACTGTTAGTGTTTTTGGGGGTAAAAGTAGAGGTGTTAAAACTACTAACAATTTATACTTTATCAGAAATACAAAAATGCATGCAATATTAAATGAAACGGCCTTTATAGATAATGCTAAAGATAGTAAAAGAATTGATTCAATTGATAAATGTAATGAAATAGGTGCTGCATATGCACATGCTTTTATTGAAGCTAGTGGTTATAATGCTCCACCAACACCTACTATTTTTAATTCATTTCAAATAAAATCAAAAAATAAAAAATTATATGTTTATGCTGATCATGATAGAAATAGTAAAGTAACTTATATAATTGAAGATAAGCGAAGATATACAGTTATTGATTCATATGAAAATGATTATGAAGGCAAGTATTGGTATAAGTTAAAATCCGGTGCGGGTTGGATTAATGCTGATGATGTTGAGGTGATTTTATGACAGTAACATTTTATAACTTTAGCAAAAAGAAAAATTCAACTAAAATACCATCTGGTTCAGGTACAGATATAACTGTTAAATTAAAAGATGATACATCACTTTATAATCCAACTTTTCATTTAACCGGTAATTATCCAGCCTATACTTATGCAGAATGGCAAGGCCTATGTTATTATGTAACAGATATTGTGTCAGTTGGTAATGGCAGATATGAAATTGAATGCGAATTAGACCCCATGGGAAGTGCAAGGTCTGACATATTAAGCACAACAGCTTTTGTAAATAGAAGTGCTTCAACTTATGATACATATTTGAAAGATGTTGAAATAAGCGCAAAGCAAAAAATTGTCCATACAGATATACAACAGACAACATTAGGTTTATTTGACGGTGTTGGATGTTATATTTTGCGTGTAATTGGTAATAATTCAGGTGCAACTGGTATTGCAACCTATGCAGTAACTGAAGCTGAATTAAATACAATACTTAATTTTATGTTTGATCAGGGAAATTTTCTTGATGTGTTAAGTGATGCTGCAATCAAAGCTATTTTTAATCCGTTTCAATATATTGTATCATTACGATATACACCAATTGCAAAAAGTATATTTGATGCTTGGGGTAGTTTGCAACCAGTTAATTTTGGTTGGTGGACAGGTGCGGGTGGTAATGTTAGATGCTTGGACAGAACCGGACATGTTTTTCCATCATCAGGATCACCAATAACGCTATCAATGCCATCTAATTATTTTAGTGACTTTAGGGATTATGATCCAGAATTTACTGAATTAAAATTAACAGTACCAGGTGGTAATACTGTAACTATCCCTTCAATTTGGCGGTCATTATCTTCAATAAATGTAAGTGTTGTATATGATTTTGTACAAGGTGATTCACAATTTTTACTTCATTCACCGTCAGGCGGTTTGTTAGCATCCTTTTCTTTTAAATGTTCGGAAGAAATACAAATAGGGCAGCAATCTGCTAGTATGGCTAGTGTAGTGGGTGATGCAGCTGGTGCAGTTGGTTCTGCTATGGCTGGTAATCCTATTGGTGTAGGTGTTAGTGCGTTTGGTGCAGTAGCAAACATATTACAACCATCACCTTCATTATTAAGTAAAAATGGTGGTATGCAATCAATGATCACTTATCGTGATCCTGTGGTTAGTGTAGTACATTATGAAAGCGGGACTGTAAATACTACAACATTGGGAAGGCCGTTGAATCAGTCAGTAACATTGTCAACTTTAAGCGGATATTGTAAATGTTCTAATGCTTCTGTAAATACAGATTTACCTGGATCATATAAAGAAGAAATTGACAATATAATTAATTCAGGGTTTTTTATTGAATAGTTGACAAAGTTAACCAATAGGATATAATAAAATTAAAGGGTAGTACTGCCCAGTCACATACTCCGAGGGGAGTGGGCTTCAACTGCTTGACAAGCGCTATGGTACTACCCTTACCCCTATAATGTGACAAGGAGATTATTTATTATGGAAGAAAAAACAGGATTATCAATCTTTGAAATGATTGATCTAGCAAAACAAGGTATTAAAGCAACAGATGTTTTAGCACTTAATAAGGCCGGATATACTCCGGAAATTATGAAGGAGTTAAGTGAAAATGGCGTGCAGACAGACAATGTTAAACAACAAGTCGAAGAAAAACAAGCTGAAGAACAACACCAGCAACAAGCGCTCAATGAATATAAGGAAAGCGCAGAAACGCTAGCTAATGATCTAGCTGAAGCTAATAAACAAATTGAAGAATTAAAAAAACAGATTGAATCTATTCAGGCTCAAAACAGGGGTTCAGACATGTCAGGGGAAATAGAGCCTGATAAAGATAATTTAAAAGACATTACTGAATATGTTTCTAGTTTAATGTAAGGAGTGAAAAAACATGGCAAAAACATTAACACCATTAGATGCTAGTGCGCTTATAACAGAAATAGCCAAAGAAGCAACAGGCCAGAACGCACTTGGCGCAGTAACAACTGATGATTTTGTATCAGTTGGTGAAACAATACTTAACACCGGTTATGAAAACACACTTAACGCAATTTCAGTTGTATTGGGTCGTATGTTTGTAGCAGCAAGACCGTATTCAGGAAAGCTGAATATTATCAATGAAATTGATACCGGTATTTTTACACAGAGAACAAGAAAAATATCATATTATTCACAAGACCCCCAGGCATCTGGTGCATGGAATACACAGATATTTACCAACCTTGCAGCTGGATTTGATAACGGTGAAAACCCCAGCGGTGGTGTTGCACAGTCAGCGCCTAGCATGTGGGTTCAGAAGCCTGCTATGCCTTTAGAGATGAATTTCTATTCACATAACGTATGGACAGAGCAGTTGACAACATACCGAGATGCGCTTAAGGTAGCTTTCACCGGGCCTGAAGAATTTGCACAGTTTATTGATGGTATCCTTGTTGAGAAGTCAAACGACATTGCGCAGCAGTTAGAAGCAAATAGACGTTTAACACTTCTTAACTATATGGGTGGCTTATATGACGTTGATGCGGTTGGTTCAACAGGCCAGGCTATTAATTTAAGGACTGCATATAATACTAAATTTAATACAACAAAGAGTGTAACTGATTTACTTACAACAGATTTTACATCTTTCCTTGAATTTTTAGTATCAACAATTAAGCAGCTTTCCGATAAAATGACTTATAGAAGTATTGAGAATCATTGGACTGTACCTAAAACAGTTGGTGGTACACAGTATGATATTTTAAGACACACACCGAAGTCAAGACAGAAGTTAGTGCTTTATAGACCGCTTATTATTGATGCAGAATCTAGAATATTCCCCGAAATTTTCAATCCTGAATTCTTATCAATGGATAACTATGAGGGTGTGGACTTCTTCCAGTCTATTCAGAGTGCGGATGCTATCAATGTTGTACCTTCAATTCCTGACGTAGCCGGAACAAATAACGGTGAGCAGACAACAGGAAGTGCAGTAAATCTTGCGCATGTTGTAGGTATTCTGTTTGATGCAGATGCTTGTGTTGATAACAATATGCTTGATGATTCATTAACTAGTCCGGTAGAAGCTGCAAAGAAGTATTATAATACATTCTGGCATTTCAACCACGGATCAATTAATGATTTTACTGAAAAGGGTATCTTGTTATATATGGCAGATTAAAAACACCCTTCACGCTATGGGGTATATATTAATTACGATATATACCCCATTATTTTAAGAGGTGAAATGATGTATTTACCTATGAATTATGAAAAGATAAATTGCATAACAGGCCATTATCAACCGTCACCGGTAAAAGCATATAATAATCAATACTTTGCTTATTGGGTAAGAGCATTATTCCAGCGTGCGCAGTCAGCTATTATATTAGATATACCGTGGTCAGGTGCTGAACGTGATTTTATGTATTACTGCTTATTCAAGTATGGATATGTAGGCATTTTTAATATTGACGAATATGGATTAATTTTTAATCCGTGTAGTTTGGGGGGGTTTGACATCTACTATCAACCCACATACTCGATATGTAATAACCCGAAGTTTAAAAGTACGCAGAAAACACGTTTTGAAATACATGAAGATTGCGAGATTTTAAAATTAACACCCGACTATTTTGGTATATGGGATATAATTGAACACTATGCGTTCAAATTAGCATCTTTAGAAGGTGCTACCGATATGAGTATAATTAACAATAAGTTTGCTTATATCCTGGCAGCACGAACAAAAGCAGCTGCTGAAGCATTAAAGAAGATTTTTGATAAGGTTAATAAAGGTGAGCCAACCGTTGTATTTGACAAGCGACTTTTAAATGATCCACAAGATAAGGATATTCCATTTCAGTTTTTAGAACGTCCTAACTTAAAAAATAGCTATATTACAACAGACCAGCTTAATGACATGTCGACACTTCTCAATATGTACGATAGTGAGATCGGAATTCCCAGCTTGCCTTATCAGAAAAAAGAACGTCTGGTTACAAGTGAGGCTGAAAGTAGGGTAATGGATGCCACCAGTAGAGCAACAGTATGGAATACATGCCTTAATGAATCATTTGATATTATCAATGCACATTTTGGCACTACTATGAGCAGCAAATTACGATTTAATCCCGAAGAAACAGGGGGTGCTTTATATGGCTAGTATGACTATTGAAGCGATTGAACGATTTTTAGCACGTGATAATAAATCTATGTTTGCAGCTATAACATTTCCCACTGGTATTGATAAAGATATTGCAGTTAATGAAATATTACGAGCATCTTCACCCTTTGAGGTTTTATATGCTGATGGTGATTATTTAATAGAAGCGGTAAAATTATGGGCCGATAAGTATTATTATACTTTTGCAAAATGGCAAAAAGGTTTTGCAGAAGATTTTTCACCAATAGATAACTATGATAAACATAGTGAGATAACTACTAATGAAGGTAGTGAAGATAAAACAACATATGGTAAAAAAACAACTGAAACACATGATGTTAGTGCTTATGATTCTTCAGGGTATTCACCGGAAGATAAAGTTGTAACAGATTTATCTAATAGTGATACTGTTACATATAAGAAGAATTTTAAGCATACTGAATACACACACGGTAATATCGGGGTTTCAACTTCGACTGATGTACTTCAAAAATGGATGTCATTTTATTCAGATCATAATATATATCAAATGATTTCAGATTGTTTTATTACTGAATTTTGCATTATGGTATATTAAAGAGGTGAATTAATATGTTTACAAATCAAACACCATATACAGATTTTCACGAATTAAATCTTGACTGGGTATTAAAACAACTTGATTTATTTAAATCACAGTTGGCAAATATCGAAGATAGAGTATATAATCGAGTTATGGAACAGGTACAACCTCAAATTGATGATATTAGAAATGAGGTTAATACATTATCTGCTAACTTTGAAAATTTCAAAACAGAAGTTAGAAATGAAATACGTGACTTTGAAGCTGAAGTTAATGCTGATATTGCCGATCTGGAAAGAAGATTTCAGCAACTGATCAATACTGTTAACTCTTTGGTCAATGAAGCAAAATTGTATTCTGATTTACAGAATGAAAATTTATATAACAGAATTGCGGAAGATATTACAACCGGTAAAATAGTACCAGGCCAGGCTTATGTAATAAATTATATTACTGGTGAACAAATGACCCCGCAGCAGATGTTTGATTATCTGTGTACATTCCACTTAACTAACCCGATAACATACACGCAGTTAGCATTAAAGAGTATTACATATAGTGCATTGACAGCACTTAACCTTACATATACTGATATTATTGTTAACGGTAATGTATTAATTCCATAAAAGGAGTGAAGTAAAATGACAAACACAACAAACTATAATTTGATTCTTACAGAAGGTACTGATTTAGTTAACTACCTTACACAGACAAACCCAAACTTTTCAAGCCTTGATACAATTATTAAAGG